AGGAGCGATAGTAGAACCTGAAAAGATAGAAAAACCAGAGTACACAGGAAAACAATCAGGAGCGATAGTAGAACCTGAAAAGGTAGAAAAACCAGAATACACAGGAGAACAATCAGGAGCGATAGTAGAACCTGAAAAGGTAGAAAAACCAGAATACATAGGAGAACAATCAGGAGCGATAGTAGAACCTGAGAAATTAGAAAAACCAGAATATACAGGGGTACAATCGGGAGCGATAGTAGAGCCAGAGAAGGTAGAAAAACCAGAATATACTGGAAAGATTGAACCATTAAAACCTGAAACAGATAAATTACCAAAAGAAAATATTATGGAAAAGAATGCTAGTGCAATGCTTAATATGAGATTTATATCAAACAATATAGAAAATTCAGGTGTAGGTTCAGCAACTTTTATATCGCCTAATGTACTCTTATCAGTAGCGCATAACTTTATTACTAGTTCTAAAGATAATATGACAGGGGAGCTAATAGGATCTGAAAAAGAAAATATTTATGATAAGATAGTTAAAATCCAAACTGGTAATAATGCTAAGATTTGTTCTAAGTATGAATTACCAATGGAATATGTAGAATTATCCAAATTCTTCAATAAGATTACATTCAAATCTGGTGGGGTAATTTACTTTAACCAAGATGAGCTTAGAGATAAACTTATCGAAAAGAAAATTAAAGTAGATGAGACTAAATTGACTATTGGTATCACTGGCAATAATGCGCCTATAATGGTTGAGAATAATAATGTAGCTAAATCTATAGCATTCATGTGTACTCAATTAGCTCCATTAATTAGAAAGTATGATAAACCAGGAAAACGATTAACTTACTCTCAAGCAAGTATCTTGAATGGTAAGATTCCTCTTATTGTAGTTATGGCATATACTGCTGGTTTAACTAAAGCTTTAGAGGTAGCTGGAATCAGATACGAATTCAGTGAAAAGAGACCAACAGATACTAAAACTTACGTTAAATTTAACGATGGATTTATGAAATTCTTCGATCATGATAATAACTACGATGAAGCTTCTCTATTATTTAATGGATTGATGATTCTTCCTACAGAAGATTATTCAGTTACTGATATTGATAGAAAAGCTATGTGGTTAGATATGCTTGAAGAATTTGGTAGCCGTAATAGAGCAGATGGTTTAGATTCGTTTGCTAACTTAATGATGGACCCAATTACAGTTGAAGTTTGTAAAACTTATAAACTACCAACTACATATTTGGAAGCATTAGCATATGCAAGTTCTTTATTAACCACCAATAAATATAATCGCCATGTAGATATCACTGGCAATAGATTTAGAACTAATGAACGTCTTGTTCATTTCTTATATAAATCTTTAGCAACTTCATATGGTGAATATTTACGAGAAATTAAGAATAACCGTAAAGATGCTAAGATGACTATGAAACAATCTGCAGTCATTGATATGGCTCTAGCAGATGTTACAACTAGTGATCTATCTAAGTTATCTCCATTATTGGAATTGGAATCTGCAAATACAGTAACCTTTAAAGGTCTATCTGGTATGAACTCTGATAGAAGCTATAGCTTAGATAAACGTACTTATGATAAGTCTATGCTTAATAAACTATCCATGTCTACTGGTTTCTCCAGTACTGTAGGTATTAACCGTCAAGCTACAATTAATATGGGTATTACTAGCACTAAGGGTTATATTAAATCTGGTAATGAATTAGATAAGATGTCCGATGCATCCACTCTATCCATTACCGAAGCATTAACTCCATTTGGTACTACACATGATGACCCATTCCGTACAGCAATGACATTTATTCAGACATCTAAACATGGTATGCGTACAACTAAACAGGATCCACTATTAGTAACTAATGGTGCTGACCAAGCATTACCATATTTAACATCTGATACATTTGCTCATAAAGCTAAATCTAATTCTATAGTAGAAGAAGTCACTGATGATTATATTATTCTTAAGAATAATGATAATATACGTGAATTTGTAGATCTTAGAGAAAAAGTTGAAAAGAACTCCGATGGTGGTTTCTTTATCACTATTAAACTCGATCCAAGTAAAAACTATAAAGTTGGAGATAAAGTTAAAGCTGGGGATATTGTAGCATATGATAAATCTAGTTATTCTGATACTGTAGGTGAAGGTAATTTAGCCTACAATATTGGTACTTTAACTAAGATTGCTATTATGCATACAGAAAAAGGCTTTGAGGATAGTGCTATTATTTCTCATGATCTATCTGAAAAGATGGCATCTGAAATTGTACTCCAAGTAGATACTTTATTAGATGCTAAAGATATTGACATTGAATGTTTGGATATTGGAACCAAGTTACAAGAAGGCCAAACTATCATGTCTTATAGATCTTCATTTGAAGATCAAGATGCAACCGATATCATCGCTAAAATGGTTGAAAAGAATTCTGATTCTAAAGACTTAGTAAATGATTTAGGTAAAATTTTGATTAAATCTAAAGTTACAGGTGTACTCCAAGATATTAAAGTATACTCTACTGTAGATAAATCAGAAATGTCTAAATCTTTAGCTAAGTTTGTATCTAAATTCGACACACCAGTTGAAAAGATGAAATCTAAGTTGGCTAAAATAGGTATAGATGGAAGTCAATACGGAACTTCTGGTGTATTACCAGCTATTGGTAAATTAAAACATGCTGAAGGTAAAGTATTGGTAGAATTCTATATTAAATATAAAGATTCTATGTCTGTTGGCGATAAGCTAGTATACTTCTCTGCATTGAAGGGTGTAGTAAAAGAAATCTTCCCTAAAGGAGAAGAACCTACATCTGAATATCGTCCAGAAGAAAAGATTCATAGCTTCTTACCTGTCGGATCAGTTAATGCTCGTATGGTATCGTCAGTATTATTTAATGGAGGCAATATTATGGGCTTAATGGTTTATGATAAAAAATATAAATGTATTAAAGGTCCTATCTATGTACGTAAAGCTCCTGATGATTATGCTCAAGCAATATCCGTTGTTCGTAAAGGACAAGTGGTACATGCTGAATATGTAATGCCAGGTTTGCTTTTCCATGCCGATGGTAGTGATCCAACTCCAGTAGATCATATCTGGATTAAATTTGAAAAAGGCTATGTTAGATTCCAATCTATGCGTGGTACTTATAAATATTTTGAAGAATGTATGGAATTCGAAGATTATCCATCTCTAGATCCTAAGACGGCTAAGCATAATGACTTAGTTATGCTTCGTAAAGGTGCTTTAGATGCATATAATCGTCCATTACCTGAACAAGAATACGAGCCAAAGATTCATCGTCTTTGCTTATTCGATTCTTCTCATCAATTAGCTCTTCTTGGTTATCCAAAAGGCATTCAAACTTGGGTTTGGACTAAAGATTTGAAACTTATTTCTCATAGTGATGATCCTAACTTTAGTGAAGATACAGTAGACTTGGGAAATTAACAGGGGGAGCTGCACTACCCCTGGATAAATATTTTAAAGTGGCTAATCCCTTTGATAATCCTAAGATATTTGTTGATGATGTAAGTGTAAACTACACCAATCCAACTTTAGGTATTGTTAATGGACAAAAAAGTGGTTCTTGGAGTGAGGTTAGAGATCCGTTTGCCGGAGCAAAATCTGGATTAGGTGGAAATGCTGGAACCAATAATGATAATAAAACATTAAAACTTGATGCTGCAAAAACTGTAGCCAAAGCTAAATTGGAAGCTAAGAAACCTCCCCAACCTAAAAGTTTAGTTGAAACTCTAACTGATACTTTCTATGGTGTAGTTGGGATTGATAAGAAAACTTATGAATCTGCAATTAAAGCTGCATCAGATAGAGCTAATAAACTTTATGCTACTATTACTAAAGGAGCTAATAATAGCGACTTTATTAGAAATACCACTAGAGGATTAAAATTCTCTATCAATGAATTAAGTACAGTTATGGGTCTTCCATATCAATGGATGTCTCTTGCTGATAATAGAATAAAAAATAATGGCAATACAAATTACGGTAGAAAATATTATGAAAAGATATTATCTAAAATGCCATTATTAGTATTAACTCCTGGTATACCAGATTTTATGGCTGGATATAGTGATGAAAAGAGAAAGTCTATACTCGGCAATCTGTTCGGTTCTGCTTTTGGGGTTAATGATATCAAAGGTAAAAAGAATGAAGAGATGCGTTACTATACTCTTCAATTCGAAGCTGAAGAATATTATAGATACGTAAACAGTATGTGTACTGCACTATCTATTTTCTTAGGTATTAGTGATCAAAAATATCAAGGTCAGACTATTCGAACTATAAACTGGTTCGAAAGATCTAATAATGCACTTGCACACAATTACTCATATTATGGTGGTGTAGGATTTTATCTAAATTCAGAAACTCAAATTTCTGAAAGCTTTGGTAATGAATCTACTAAGAGTATTCTTGCAGATAAATTAAATGGCATGTCTGATGTAGGTAGGGAAGTTCAATTCCTTACTGGTATTAGTGGACTTGATGTTGATGTATTCATGAGTAAAGGACTTAACGCTGCGGCACCTAATGTAGATGCTATGACAAAGAATGCTGGTACTGGAACTATGTCTGGATTCATGGGTATGATTATGAATGGTACTAGAACTGTATTTGCTGGCGGTAAATTAGAATTCCCTGAATTATGGGCAGATTCTTCTTATTCTACTAGCTATTCGGTTAATATGAAATTAGTATCTCCTGATTATGATCGGAGATCTTGGTTTATAAATATTGGTGTACCTTTGATGCATCTAATTGCATTATGTGCACCAAGACAAGTATCTCCAAATGGTTATGTATCTCCATTCCTTGTTAGAGCATTCTATCGAGGATTCTTTAATGTAGATATGGGACTTCTTTCCATGTCAGTTCAAAAAGGATCTGAAGGTGGATGGACTATCGATGGTCTTCCTACAACAGTAGATGTATCATTAGATATTCGTGATTTATATAGTAAATTGACAATCTCTAATGAAACTATCTTAGGTGGGCCAGGTAATGCGTTCGGTAATGTCGGATTGATGACTTATTTAGCTAATATTGCTGGTGTAAACATCAATGAACCTGATATTTCACGTACAGTTAGATTATATGCTGCTCTTAAAGAACAAGCCGCAGCTAACTTACCATATAATATTTCGACGAGAGTCAATAACTACGTTGCTAACCTTATCACTAACCGTGTATTTGGTAAAAACTAGTATAAATAAAACATTGAGTTAAGGTACTAGATACCTTAACTCGTTTTATTTGTCGAGGTGAATATATGAAAAATAGAAAACAGAAATTCTATGAATATGAAGAAAAGTATGGAGAAATTCCAGAAAACTTTCAAGATAGATTGGAGTGGATGTATGATAAATATAATATCACTCCTAAGAAGCAACAAGAAATTTTAGAAAAAAGAAATCGAATGATGAATACTTTAGATTTCCTTGATATAAAAGTAGTACTATTTGAAGAACCCGAAGGATCTCCACGTCCTAGGTTCAGAATAGTAAATAGATATAATTTAGCCAATATGGCAATGGCTAACTCTCAATTTGTCCATGTATATTCTATTACCGGTAAAGAAGACAATATGTATATGCGTAGACTATTAGATTCTGGCGAATTAAATCAAGTGCAAGAATTATTATATACCCCATGCGATGTAGAATTCAATGCATTCGTTAAGACTCCTAATTCTTTCAATACAACAGATATTTTCCTAGCAGAAATTGGTTTAATTAGGCCAACTAATAAACCTGACTGGGATAATATTGGAAAGAAATATTCTGATATGTTTAACTCTAATATATGGTTAGATGATACTCTTGTAGTAGATGGCACTGTTAGAAAGTATTATTCTATTAAACCTAGAGTAGAAGTTCATCTTAAGTATATGAATATGCTTTATAATAGAAGTCAATATACTAACACAATCAAACGTATGGAAACCAAAGATATGGATACGTCTAAGGTTACATATTTTGATTTCAATAAGTTTAAATCCTAGAGGATTATATATTATAATCTTAAGAAGGAGGTAAGATATTATGAATGCTAAATTTGATCTTACATTAGTGAATAATTGTGTAGAAGAATTTGCAGAGATAGCTTTGCCAGAGTTTGAAAGGACAAGTACATTGGCTAAGAATCTTATGGCATTAGTTGAATCAAAAAGAAAAGAAGGGATTGATAAGAAATGGCGGGATTTACACCGGACAATCAAGAAGAGATAAAAAATAGAACACAGCCACCTTATGAACAGTTTGAACCATGTGAACGAACTACATGTGTTTATCGAAATGATAATGGTAGATGCATCTATGAAACTTGCGTATTTAAAAATGAATCTCCTAAGTTTGTAGATCATTGGGATTTCGAATGTCAATTCTGTCATAAGATTGAACAGCGTGATGTTAGAGATATGAAAATTATGGCATGCGATAGTTGCTTAGAGCGTATAGCTAAAGCTGAAAAACTTCCATTCCATTGTGTTTTCTGTGGTAAATCTCAAGGGCATCCATCGAAAATTATGTTTAGTGGTATTTGTGATGAATGCTTTGCTAAGTTAAATAGAGCAATTCATTGTAAGAACTGTGGGAATAGTTAAATGGAACAAAGAAGCTATCAAGCTAAGCATTTATTAAATGCTGAAAGTATAATTATTGCAAATTATATAAAATATGAAACTTTAGGGGAGATGACTAATTTAGCATTTGCTAATAGCGATGCAACTTCAGTTAATATTTATATAGATTTGTATCAAATATTTAGAAAGATGTATCGTAATGATATTGCTGTTGGGGATAGATCTTCTGTTGCAGCAACTATAGTTAATCTATGTAGCCATTATAGGGCTTTTTATAAAAAATATTATGGAGTACATGCTAGAATATTCATTATTCAAACTTCTGGCCCTATGACTAGAAGTGAGCATTTCTATCCAGAATATAATCATACTAATACTGAGAAAATGGTATTAGCTGAAATGATTACTACATTTATGCTTCAGAATTGTGCAATTCTAAAAGAGTTATGTAAGTATATTCCTGATGTGTATTATATTCAGGCCCCATTTGAAACTGCAACTATAATTTATACTCAAATACAGGACCAATATATTAAAGGAAACTATGATCCTAATATAATTTTATCAACAAGCCAATTACAATTTATCATTCCAGCATTAACCCAAACTCAAACAGTTGTATTTAAACATAGATGGGTTAATGGTATGATAAATTATACAATCATTGATCAAATGAATGGTATGATGGAATATTTAAAATCATTAAAATTATCTGATAGAACTATTGATTCTGCATCTATTATATCTCCAAAAATGCTTGGATTATTTATGGCATTGACTAGATATTCTAGTAGAGATCTTTATTCGATTCTAAATGTATCATCTACAGTTAAACTATTGGTTAAACTGATAGCTGAAGGGCAGTTACCTAACACATATATTTCAGATAAAGAGCTACTTAGAAGTATTCTATCTACTTCAATTAGTCAAGATGAATTTGAATTAATCTGGAATAGATATAGGGCTATCGATATTGTATATCAATCAGAATTATATAAACAGTCTGAATATTATGCTGATAAATCTTGGGATGTAAATTTACAAGATCCTGATATGGTTAAAATGCTAAATGAAAAATACTTTAGATCTAATCCTCTTGATTTGGATAGATTATGATGCTACAATAAAATAAGTAATTTTTATTTAACCATAAAGGAGGCAAACTAATGTCTTTGACTAAAGAAGAACTATTTGAAGTTGTAAAGTCCCAAGGTCATAGTAATAGAATGATTACTGCTCATTGGACTGGTGTTGATAATACTGTATTATTTAATGATTATCATCTTTGTATTGATGGCGGTGCCCAATATCATCAAATGTTAAATTTTGATGAAAAAGGTGCTCATAGTTATATGGAAAATACTGGCAATTTTGGTATTGCAGTATGCTCTAATAAAGATAGTCAACTTATTGGCGATGGATATACTGGATACTCTACTTACGTAGAAGGACCAGAACCTGTAAATTATCTACAATTGGATGCTTTAGCTTATGCTATCTATCTTTGCTGTGTTACTTGGGGTATTCCTTTAAATAAGGTTTATACTCATGGTGAACGATGCTTAGCTAGACAAGACTTATATGATGATGTATGTGAAAAATGGGACTTAGATATCTTAGTTCCAGAATGCCATATTCGTACTACTGATGGTATTCATACTACTGGTGGTAACTGGTTACGTAATCGTGTCAAAGAAATTGCAGCTCAAAACGGTTGCTATTTATAAAAAAAAATAATAATAAAATGGCCCATGGAGTTTAACTCCATGGGCATATTTATTTTTTTATTTATCACTATCTTTAGGGCTGATTTTAGTCATACCCCCTTTATAGAAATCGTTAATAACATCAGTAAACCTTTTTATGATAGGTTTAAAATTGTTTAAATTTGTAACACCGATGCTATCATCTAAAATAGTAAATCTATAATCGCTAAATGAATATTGGTCGCTTTTAAATACATTATGGTCTATGAGATTGATACTTTCAATCTTTTCATAGAGCTCGCGAATATAATCAAGTCCTACGTCTTTCATAGGTTTAGATTCTTTAATCTTATATTTTCCTTTGATTTTATATTTATTACCACCTGCAAGAAGTACTGAAAATTCATAAGTATTATACAATCTTACAATGCCAACACTTATGTCTAATTCTGTCTCATTCTTTGTTTCAGAAATATCAACTATTTTTAAAATATTATTAATTTTATCATCAAGAAATACTCCGTATTCGTTATCTGTATAGACGGAAATAGAATTATCTCCATTTTGATATATTAATGGGCTAGACTTACTAATGTATGCCCATCAGAATATTTAATTTCTTTAACTAGCTCATTGATAATAACAAATTCTTTACCGCTGCTTTTTAAAATTAAATTAGTATTCATTTTAATTTTCTCCTTTGATTTCATCCTTTAACGACTCGCAATAACAATATAGAGTCGAATTTAACTTATCTAAATAGTATTTATAACTATTTGCGATATTGAATTTTGGTAACTCACTATCTCGTAGTTTAATTCGAGCGTATGTATTTGTAAATTCAAATCCAGTATCATCAAATGCGGTACCATCTAGCATCCTGATACTGTTAACTTTATTAAATAATTTTATGAATTCCATTTTTCTATCAGCATATTCAGATAGAACAATATTGGCATCTAAAGTTAAGTTATATTCGTTAACTTTAATATCAAAAACAATGTGACGGTTTAATGTAACCTTTCCATCCATTTTACCAGATATTGTAAAATAAACAGAATTAGAATTACATTGAAGCAATTCTAAACTATCACTTAAATAGGCAATCTGTCCAAGTGGGAAAAATCTTAATTGCTCTTTCCCAGTTTTATTGAATTTTATAGTAACACTATTTAAATTTAGATCACTGTCAATAGCCTTTCTAACTGATACTTTAATAACATTTCCATCTTCCAATTCTGCGTTAATTTTATTATCTTTAATTGCTCTTTTTAAGAGTTCAATGATTTTGAACTCATAGCCTGATAGACTTAATATTGCTTTCGCCTTTGTGTTTTCCATTTTAATTTTCTCCTTATTTTTCTAACTTTCTTAAAGGAGCATAGTATTTTTCTAATGCATCCTCTAATAATCCTACCAATTCAGTACACCCTTTATCAATATCATATCCAGGTGTATAATCAATTTTCATACTAATATAATTATCGTTTATTTTAAATTTATGCCCGATAAAGGCATATCTATCAGCAAGTATCACGCTAGTGATCTTATTAAAAAGATTGCTAATATCTACATTTGTCTTATGTTTACCAATGCAGATAACTCCAATAATTTTAATTGTGTAAACGTCATTTACCAAAATAAAGAACTCAACTATCTTATGTAGATATATAACTCCTTTATCTCCAAAAAGAACTAACTTATACGATAAAACTATAGGATCTTTAATCTTAATTCTATCAGTATTGAAATTATTCAATTCAAAGAACTCCGGAGAATGCTCATCTCGATAATA